GTATTCTTGAAATTTTTTCATGCTTTTTTCCCTATATGATATTTATGAACTTTTGCTTTTTTGATCTCTAGAGCCTATCAAGCGTTCCAATAAATCATTGCGACTCAAGATTTGTCCTTCGGCTGTGGGCAACAATTCGGTGTCTGGTGCCTGTTGATCCAGTCGAGCTTTTTTCAACTGTAGATCAATCATTTTTAGTTTTTTGTTCAGCTTGGTAGTCTTGGCTGTAAGGGCATGTCCTAGCATGGTGCCGGCTACGGCAAACAGTTCAGCGGCAAATCTAGAATCCACGTTCATGCCAAGATCACTTAGGTCTTGATAGCTTTGTTTGGCCAGATCAGCCAGTTCGTCCAGTTCACGATCACTGGCGTCGAGATCACGCACAGCCGGCAAGGCCAGGTCAATCTTGTCTATGTTGGTGTCGATGGCTACGATAGCGGCACGGGTTTGTTCTACAGTAAGAGCCGGGGATTCGGGTTCTTCAGCCGATTCAAGTCGATCAAACTCAAACAGCTCCTCTAGTTTCTTGGTCATACCCTATTTACCGCGTTTTTTGCCACCTTGGTGAAATATATCGTCTTCGGTTATAACTCTAAAACGCAGTCCTTGTGCCTTGGCCCATTTGGTTGCGGCGTCCCATTTGCAGTAGTTCACAGCCACGATGGCTCTGTCACGATCGTTCATTTTGCTTTCAATTAGACTTTGTTTCTTGGGTTTGATTTCTATCAGCTCGGCAATGGTGGTATTGTTTGGACCGCGGTATGTGACCAGGAAGTCTGGCACATAATTGGTCATCTTGCCGGTTAGGGGATGTCTATAAGGAATCCTGATGCTTTCACTTGCCCATTGTAGCACATTAGTGTTGCTGTCCAGGAACATCATGAAAGTCATTTCCCACCCAGATCTATATTTTATATTGCCGTTGCCCACGTACTTCTGTGGATTTTGTGGAGTGTATATGCCTTGTCTAAAGTTAGCCATAGCGGACCTCAGTTACGGATATTGTGTGCCACGTAAAAATTTGGCTGTGTAGCAACATTTATTCCCAGCAAGGTACTGTTACTTCTAGTGGCATTGATATAATAAGATAAAGATGCTGTTAAATCTGGACCAGTCTGTCCTTGTATCTGTTGTAGTACAGTCAGTACTGGTGTACCGCTAAGTTCAGCTACTCTGAACAAGGTAACAGTAAAATTGCCGGCTGCTTCGCCTGTGCCAAACACGCTTTGGAAATAACTGAGAACAGCATCATACGCATCTACTGGTACATTCACTTCATAGCCATAGAAACGATCAAATATCTTGACCGACGTATCAGTTTTTGGATCAGAGTAATTTACGGTGCCCATTGATTGTAATCCTATCTAAGTCCTAGCTGAGTTCTAATAGTTGGTACACCGGCGGTAGAAATTTTTGGTGCGTTTGGAAAAAACTGTGAATTACCAGCGTTTATTGCCTGTCTCATACTGCCAGTTACTCCTTGTTGTAATATGCTCTTGGCACCAGCTTGCGCCTCAGCACTTGCGATTTGTCCAAGATTTGAATTTTGAAGTGTACGATAAGCTGTGCCGGCTGTTTGTACAGCACCTATAACATTTTGTAAACCACCACGACCACTTGCTAGTGCTTGTAGATCTTCTACACCACCAGCAAAAGCATCAATAAGACCGCCCTGTCCAAATACTGAGTTTGTTCCGCCCGGCCTTGACAACCCGCTCTTGGTTGTATCATAATGGGCTGGGTCAGCAAATCCTGGCACACTGGTACTGGGTTGAGCTCCGCCGATAGCACCGCTCATGTATTTGACAGTTTCGTAAGCCACAGTCAATGTATGACTCATAGTCCCGGCACCCTGACTATAATCGTATTGATCACTTTTCCAATCTGTAATAATTGGATTGATCAAGGTGTAACTGGCATAGCGTTTTTGTGCCAGACCGTAAATAGTTATGTCATTAAAAAATCTAGGTTTACCGTTGTTGTCTCCTGACGCTGTTCCGGGGCTACTATCTGCATACCCTTCGCCGATAAATCCCCAGTCAGTATTTTGTCTGCCGCTGTAGGTATCAACTGTGTTGTATCCAAACCCATTTTGCATGACAGCATTTTTACCAGATGTTCCTGCTTGAGCTGGCACATTGTTATAACCGTATGTGCTGTCTTTATAATAATAGGTGTAGTAATTGTACCATAGATTCCTTATAAGATCACTTTGATCATCATGTAGTGTAATAGTCACTGGCTGATAGTTGATCTTGGTCTGTATTATTCTTTTACGATTGTATTGATTCAGCGTTTCGTTAGTGATCTGATAGCTAGGCAAGTCTGTTGTTTTGACCATGAGCCCTATACTAGCAAGATCGTTATTTTGGAATGCTCCAGCAAGTGCTGGAATTTGACCTATATTCACATTGAAAAAACAATGGAATAAGAATTTTGTTCTAGGAGTAAGTTCGTAGTTATTGCTTCTAAATGTTTTAGAAGCGTGGGTGTAATCTCGTAGCCCGTTGACTCCAAAAAAACCCTGAAGTATGTTTTCGCCAAACGAGCTAAGATTCATAAAGGTTTATTATTATCCTTGTGCTACGCCAGTGCCGGTAGCTACACCACCACCTAGAGCTCTACCAATTGCTGTTCCGGTACCACCAACACCGCCACCACCACCGCCAGTTGGGTTCTGTAGAGCATTGTCAAATCTGATAGTTAAAGCAATTTGCATAGCTTCATTGGTGCCGTAGTTGGCATCCCCGTAATTGACCCCTTGTAAATAGCAACCGTATAGTTCCCAAGTCTCAAGTGGTACCACGGCATTGGTTCCATTGCCGCCATCTAACACTTCAAATCTTGTGATAAACTTGTAATCATTACCGGCACTGGCTGAACTCATTTCTAAGAAGTCTAACTGTTTCTGTAATTGCTCACCGACTAACTTGCTTACATTTCCACCAGCATCATCACGGACATTGCAAGTAGCATCAGCCCAGCTGTATTTTCCAGCCAATTTGATTGTACTATTATAGACAGGAAGATCAATGTTTTCAAAGGTCACATTTGGTCGTGTAAAATCCACAACCTGCTTGGTTAATTCCAGTACACTTCCGCCTGCTCCAAAATTTTCTAGTGTTACCCGAAATCGATACTTCAGTTTCGGCATTAATAAACCTTGGTTTCCGCCTGGTTCCAATTGTACGGACATATTTGTTAATGATGCTGTAGGCATTTTTGTCTAATCTCCTGTTATACTTTTATTTATGGCACTGAACCGGGGCAAAATTTTAGCCATTTTGCCCGTCTTCATTATACTGTTGCGCCAATACTTCCTGTGTTTTGAATACGTACTGGTATGTATATAAACTCAACAGCTTTAACTGGCTCAATTGCGATGTCAACCCATAATTCATTAGCATCGATTCTAGCCGGTGTGTTATTTGAAAGATCACATACTACCAAATAATCATAAAGACCACGTTTAGCTACCAAGTCAATCATTAAATTAGTAATGGCATTGGTGATCTGATTTCGTGTGATTGTGTCATTTGGTTCAAACAAATAGGTCTTACCAATTGCAGCCAATCTAGCACGCAAGAACGCTACTAAACGAGCTACGTTGATACGATCAAGAGCAGTAGTTGTACCTTGTAGGGTATGGTTACCAAAGTTTGTGATACCAACACCTGGAATAAAGGTAATTGGATTCACATTGTTTTGATATAACACATCACGTAGTCCTACGTTGACACCCAATGGCTGGAATTCACCAGTCTGTGCATTTAGGTAACCAATCTGTGTGGCATTGTCGATAACACCGCGCCGTGTGCCAGCTGGTGCTAACCATGGATAGGCCACTTCGTCACTGCGGATAATTGTACGCAACATCATGTGACTTGGTGCTGTCACTACCAAATTACCACTAAGGTCATTGGTTGTACAGCTTGGATAGAAAGCAGCCGCATAAGCATCACCAGCGTTTAGATTACCGTCACCTGTGATTACACCTAGACCGTTGTTGTTAGTTGCCCAAGTCACAACTTCTTCTGGTGTTAATCTTAGTGGAGTATCAACTACTACAAAAGCAGTTTCTCCGCGATCGGCATTGAGTAAGGCCAGATTAGGTGCTAGTTCAGGATATGATGGGCAAGCAATCAAATTGAACTGATTCTGTTCTTCTCTGATGGTGGTGTTGGTATCAATACCAGCACGTAATGCCTGATTAATAATAGCTCTCTGTGCCTGACGACCCATGTATGGGCTACCATCTGCTCTGTTACCACTGGCTGTTAACCAAGTATTGGTAACAGTGATTGGTGTCCAGTAAACATTGGTTCCAGGAGTTTGATTGAAGTTAGTTGTCAAACAAATATATTCCACACTATTATAAATTACCAAAGCGCCAATACTGTAGGTAGTAGCATTATCCCAAGCATAAGCCGGGAAATCAGTGTTATTAAAATAATTACTCTGGAATGTCTTGACGTTAAATCCGCTACGACGAGTGTTCCATAACAAAATACCTTCTGGATATAGGCTTGGACTTACTGCGTCTGGGTCTAGGTAGTCACTGAGTGTCAAACTTGTGATAGTAGGCAATGGATCGCTTACAGGATCTGTAGTTCCATTTGTTGCCCATCTAGCATCAGAAAATAGTACACCATTTTGTGTAGTTTGATTACTGTTGTCGATCTGTACCCATTGATCTGTTCCGTCAACACTTTCCCAACGGTTAATTACAGGATATAATTCAAGATTACTTGTATCAATCCATAAATCACCGTAGACCAAAGGACTTAGTGCTGTGTCGTTTTGTGTGGTTGGTGCTGCGGCAGCAATAATTGGACCGCTAGCATTGGTAGCAGTAAGATTGTAACCGCGGATATCATTAGTTACGGTCCTATAACCTTGCCACTGTCCACCGTCCTGGATCATGATATCCACTTGTGTTGGATCACTATAGTACCAGTAAGTACCGTTGTTGGGATTTTGATCCGGCGCAGTCGCACTTGTTGTATAACTAAATGTTGGGTAACTTACCCAGTTACTAAGAACTAATGTATCAGTATCAGTTACATTTAATGCAGTTAAGCCTCTAATACTTTGACCAGTAGCAAAACCAGCATCACTGACCGGAGTACCATCTACATTAGTAAGTTGGATATCGCCGCCTTGGCTGTGTGTAAACACTACAAAACCACTACTATCAACAGTAGCACTTACATATGGAACTGCTGCGGCACTGACTGCGGCAATAAAGTCTGATACTTCAGTACCAGTTAATTCTGCTGTGGCTGTGTTAAAAGAAGTACTGCCAGATTCAGTAGCACTGATTGTAAAGGTATCACCACTAGTAAAGGCAGTTGGAACTACATAACCAGTAACATTGGTGGCACCTAAAATATAGCGTTCCCAGATCATGAATGCACCAGTGCTGTCGCCGTATGGATCAACTTGAGCATAGGTCGCACCAACAGGAATGTTAGCACCACCACCTGCTGGATCTAAGGCATATAAAGCGGCAGAATCCGTGGCATATACTGGACAATTTTGTTGTACAAATGTACCCAGTGTTGAATTATATTTCTTGACTACTAAATTAGTACCCAAGTTTACATTGTTTGTCTTTTGCCATACAGAACCAGTTGGGAACGGAATCGTACTTGAGCTATTCCATCTTGGGTTTTGATAACTTGGACTTGCTTGATATTCAGGAGTAGCATACGCACCTGCTGTGATACCTAGAGTGGCCAATGGAGTACCGGTGCCGTTAGTGACGCTAACGCTACCAAACCATTTGATGGTACCAGCACTGACGCTGCCACTAGATGTGGTTGCAAAACTAACTGTGGTATTGCTTGTGGCAACAACATCAAAAGTGCCATCGTATGTGCCAGCAGTTGTACCTGTAACAGTAATAGTACTGCCAACTGGATATGGATTAGGTACAGCATTTCCTGCGTTGGTAAATGTCAAGGTAGCAATGCCAGTTGATGCATTAGCACTACCACTTGTGACAGAACCAGTATATCCGGTTGAGTTACCATCTGCATAGATAAACAAAGCACCGCCAATTACAGCAGAATAAACGCCGTCAATTGCGGCTGTGTTAATTGCTGCGGATAAACCAGTTGGTGTGTTATTGGCTGATACTGGAACAGTGACTGTGTCGGTGTTATTAATAATGATTGTGTTATTGGCAGTTAATTCAGAAGGTGCCAAAGTGCCAGTGATTGTGGGCCAGGCAGTTTTCCAATCATTGGTACCAACCGCTACCCAAGTATTGTATAGACCACTTAATGTAGCTGAGCTAGTTTGTGTGCTAGTCGGACCACCGCGCTTGTAGTATTCAGGATTTTGTAGTGCGCCTGCAACATCGGCACTTTGAACTCCACCGCCAACCACTGCATAGTCACCAATACTGCCATAGCTTTGTACTGGTAGTGCTTCGCCAGTTACTAAATTAGCTGTGCTAGTAATAACTGATGGGATCTTGTTGCTGAACGCACCAGTGGTTAGATTCCACTCAAAAATTCCCCAATTAGAATTAACTGAATCTAACCAGTAGGTGTTGTTATTTGGAGCACCCAACGGTCTGGTTAAACTAGCAGTGAGAGCAGCCAGGTCAATATCAACACGCTGTACATAACATTGGTTGGTAATACCCAATGCACTGTAAGCGGCCAACAAGCCATATTCATTAAGCTCGTATCCGTTGATTGGAGTACCAGCTGTGGTATTGTAAAAGAACGGAACACCAAAAGTGTTTAGCAAGTCACGCTGACTTGTCATTAAATAGGTTTTGTTTGCATTAGCAGCCAGTGTGCCCGAGGCTACACCAACTCCGGCGCCAGAAACTTTGTTCTGAGCTGTTGCCAATAAAATAAACGGTACCGAATTGGTAGCGCCTGGGATATAATTGCTTTGATCAATTATAGTAACTTGTACACCGGGGGATATTAGAGCCATATCAAAATCCTTTTTTCTAGTATAGATATTTATGGCGTATGATAAAAAGAACGTTGGTTGGCTGCCCTTTGCAAAGGTTTAATGTAAATACAACATGAAAAGACCGTTATGTTTGGTGTGTAAGCAGAGATTTTGTGCTGTAAATTACTATTGTGATGAACAGGCACACTATCGTAGTCGGTGCGAGCACTGTATCAAGAAAAATCAACGGATCAAGCCACCCATTTCCAGATGGCAAACCGCAGGCTACAAGAAAAAATCCATGTGTGATAGATGTGGATTTAAAGCAAAATATGCCGCACAGCTATTGGTGTATCATGTGGATGGTGACATGAACAATGTTACTGTTCGTAACTTAAAAACTGTGTGTCAGAATTGTGTGATTGAGGTTGCTAAATCTACACTGCCCTGGCGTCAGGGAGATCTTGAACCAGATGTGTGATCTGTCGATACAGGTCATCCAGACTGGAATTGTTTAGGATCACAGCATCAAACTCAGTGCCAATCCAGGCAGTTTCGCTGGCATGGATGTTGAACTTTTCCAGGGAAATTTTACTACGTCTCCAGGTGATATTTTTTTGCCCTTCGTTTACAGCCAAAGCTAGTGGGTACCATTCAGGATCAGGGCCACGGACCACACG